TTTGGCCATTGTAGCTTGCCGACAGTACACCCGTTTATGCCTGGCCATAAATTCCTCCAGGTAGAGATATACAACCTTAGCTTGTGGTGTAACGTCAGCTCTGATGAAGCTGCCCCAGTTCACTGAATAACCTCAATGGGTGTCAATGCTGTTAGTGGTACTTTATAAAAAGGTGGTCTGCTTCCAACTTGAGTTTGCCATTCTTGTTTCTTGCCGTCAGCTCCCTTGATATATCCCAGGACCTCATACCTCGTTAATGAATGACACAACACCAGGATGTAGAAGTAGTCCGAGTTCATGTTCTCACGCATGATTAAATAGTTGGTGTTTTTACTTCTATCAATCTTGTGATGCATTTGACATTTGACCTCGATGTTTTTACCGATGTCAGCTGCACTAAAAGTGTTTACAGAATGACTGTAATAACGATTTAGAGCACTGCTACAGGCCATTTCGGAAGCTGCTGATACAACTTGCCAGCCAATATCTTCTATGGGGTTAAAAACGACTCCGTATGCATCTTTGTGTTCAAATGCAATGGACTGTGATTTACGCAATATGCCAGTAGAAGCTGCTGCAAAAAACTCATACCATTTTAAATCAATTATCATATTTACAACCAAGCTCCATACAAATTAGTTCTATGTTTTCTCGTGCTATTTTAATTTCGGTCCACTGATCTTCTAAAATAAAAAATACTTGACCTAAGTGATAGCTGTAGATCAAGACACCAATAATTAATGCAAAATGAAATAGGATTAAATACCATCCAACCAAATTCATCATCGGGATCCATCTTTACCATCCACTAATGTTGTTATTGTTTGACACCAATCTTTTGGAATAGCTGTTATTCTTGAGGTGCCATTATCTTGAGGTACAAAGTCAGCTATTAAAGTTATTTGTTTATCAGTTTCATCCAGGATCCAACCAACAGACACCACAGCTGCTAGTTTATGTTTTTTAGCTTTATGTAATTCTATCCATCCAGTTTCATGGTCCTGAGCATCGTTCCAAGTAATTTTTACCAACCGAGAATCAGCCAGGTTAAATTTCTTTTTACTTACCATGCTGTCCTTGTTGTTCTTGCCATTGTTTTACAAAATCATTTGCAGTGACAGCTCCATCAGTTAGGTGTTCGATTTTTATCAGCATTTCTACTGACGGGAACCTTCTGGACCTTAGCCATTTGTTCACTGAACTGGGTGATACAGTTTGTAGCTTCTGTTTAAGCTCTTTTTGGCCAATTTTCTGTAGATCACACCACTTTGATAAGTACATTCTATATTAGTATCAATAGATCAAATAAATCAAAGTCACTAAATATAGAATATTATATAATTATTTAGACATTATAGATCTATTAAGATATAAAAAATCACAGCCAAAATAGACTATGATAAACAAATTATTATGAGAGGAAAAATATAGAATGAACGCAAAGCCAATAACACTTCACATGGGAGATGGATTCTTAATGAAGCCAGTATTAAAGGTAAGAGATATACCTATAGATGAAATTTTTACCAAGTACAGTAAGGGTAGTAAGAAGTGGTACACCCGTGAACATTTATCAAGAATTGTAAATGGTAGACGGCCAATACCAGTAGAGCTGGCTAAAGACATTGCCGAAACTTATGATTTTAGTTGGACTGAATTTTACCAAGTTGATGAAAGTCGTGTAAAGCTGGTAGATGCCATTCCTTGTAAAACCCATGATATGCGTATCGTATTTAAACCCACTGGAAACAAGCTATATTGTCCCACTGAATTTATTAAAAGCCATTATGCAGTTGCCCCTGGTGAAGATAATTCACAATTTTTCTTTGCTAATTACATTCCATCAGTGCATTTGTTTTCCAAACAATCAATAGATCCAACTTTAAGTAATTTAAAAGATTCTATGATGTTTCCAATTATGCTTAAAACAAAAAACAAAGATTTTTTCTGTGGCATGTTGTGTGGATTAAGTGTCCCAATTGGAAAAACTGAACCATTGTTGTACATTGGAGATATACAAAACACACGTTATGTAACCATAGAACACAAAGACGTTACCCATTTATATCACATGGATTTTATTATTATAAAACCAAAATACATCGTCTAATTCTATAAAATATTTCCTTTCCTTCAGAAAATACCACTAATATTTAGGCCTAATAAGTCTAAATGTGGTATTTGATAATGCTAACAATTATCAAGCATATCCTCAATAATTACATACAATGTATATTACAATTATATTGCAATGTGATTTAATTTATCTAATGTGATTTTTTATCTTGCCTTTTTTTAGCAAATCAATTTAATTAGTTCACATGAGTCAAAAAATTAAAACAGAATCATTAGAAGATATTTTAGGAATAGTACCTCCTGAATTTTTAGAATTTGGATTAGATCATTACAGTCCTACGCAAATGAATATGCCATTGGCACTATGGGCTTACAAATATGTTGCTTTGGACCAAGATAAAAGACGTAATTTAAAAACTAATGTTAATATGTTTTTTGGTACCGTTATTGGCAGCATTACACAAATGATGTTTTGTGATGAGATTTGGACCTACAGTAGTAACAAGGTAGAAAACAATAACAAAATGTCGATGGATCAAGCCCTGGAGACTTTAAACGATGAGATTAGAGCTTATGCCCCCTGGGATCAAAAAGATCGTGAAAAGTTTGAAGCTATAAAACACCTTGCTCCCGCTTATTTAAAAAATTCATACGATGGTTTTAAAAGCATTGATTTAAAAACAACAAAAAATTTTAAAGTTACCGCTGAAAGAAACGTTACTTTACCGTTAGCTCATATTAATATGCTGGGCCGCATCGATGGTGAAGATGAACTTAAATTTATTGAACAGAAATGTAAGCTGCCTAAATTAAATGCTGTTAAGAAAGATGGCACTAGGTCTGTTAGTACCGTTAAGATTCCTGAAATTCCACAAATTGAGCACTGCCGACAAACCAGCTTCTACCATTTTGCAAGTGGCCAAAAACGACCCTTCTTACTTTATGTAAACGACAAAGAACATAAAATCTTTGATTCAAGTAATTGTGATTTGTTAACAGCTGATGCAATGGCCGAGCACATGGAGTTTTACAGACAACAAGCACGACTTAGAGATAGACACATTATTAACAGTAAAGGTTCTGTAAAAAGATTACTGAGCTTTATGAACCCCGATTTTGAACATGCTTTTTATTGGGATTTAGGTGAGGAACAGCTGGCTACGGCAAAAGAAGCATACAAACAAGCACACGACTTATAGGAGGGTTATGGCACAATTAACATCAGCAGATAAAATTCTACAAAACGCTATTAACGAATTATCAATTAAACAAGAACAGCTTTCAATTTCATTAAAAGGTAAAAAATACCTTGAAGTTGGTCCTCGAATACAAATGTTAAGAAAACATTTTGGCACCAGGGCATCCTTAAATGCAGAAATATTAGAAAACAATGCCAACAGAGTAGTAATGAAAGCATCTCTGTTTATAGATGGTAATTTAGTTGCTACTGGCACCGCAGAAGAATTTAGAGCTGTTGGTCCAGTCAATAAAACATCCGCATTAGAAAATTGTGAAACAAGCAGCTGGGGCAGATGCCTAGCTAATCTTGGTTTATCCAATGACAAGATTTCCTCAGCTGAGGAATTGGCAAATGCTATCAGAGATAGTGAGCTGCTGCAAAAGTCAGGACAAGTACATACTGGTACCGTACTTAATACTGAAACGGTCACTTATGATAGTGTGATTCTACGATTAGATAATGCCAGTCATACTGAGTCGTTGAAAGCTGTCGTAAGTGAACCATTAACTAAAGAATTTTTAAAAGGACTAGAAGCGGGAGATCCTGAGAAATTTTCTACATTTGTAAAACACTTCCGTGCAATCGAGATAGAACTCAAGAAAGGTAAAACTAAAAAATGAATAGTAAATATATAAAACTAGGTTTTGGAAAAGTATATCCAAACACAAAAGCTAACGATAAAAGTCCTGACATTGGAGGCCCTATTACAATGGGTACAGCTGATGCAGAAGGTAATATTTCACAAGCAAACATCTGGAATGAAGCCAGGGTTTCAATGTGGAAACAAGAAGACGGATCTTACACACTGCAAATTACTAAAGATACTGATGCAAAGCCAGCTGTCGCAGCTGCTCCAGTGCCTAGTAATGAAGTGGATGACGAAATACCGTTTTAATCTTTATGGGGCTGAGTGTTTTGCATTAATAGTGATTTCTTTTCGTTAAATCCTTAGCCCCACCCAGGAGTATTATGAATTATTTTTCACCATTTGGCTGGATAATTTTAGCCACCGTTTTATTAACCATAGTGATTGTGAGCACATT